ATTGTACATTGTTGGAGTTAATTGTAAAGGTACGTAAGGTGCGTAGATATAACCAGCATCTAATAACGATTTTCCTTTGTGACCAATCAAGATTTTGTTAGCAGGGAAGTATGGGTCACGATACACTTGGTAACGTCCTGCCAATGTTCCTACTTTCTCAATACCCATGTTGTATTGGTCTTGCTCAGGGTTAGCGTTAGATACGTGGAAGTATTCTAAATCATCAAATACAGCAGAAACTTCTGAAGAAACGATAATCCAGTTAGCACCACCTCTTAAAGTAGTCTTGTGGATTTGAGCTGAAATTTGGTTGATTTTAGTAACCAAAGTTTGATTCCAGTCTTTTTGAGTGTATCCTTGTAATGTAGCACCATTTGCTCCACCATATTTCCACTCATTGTAATCCCATTTCGCTGACCAAGCAGCGCCTTTACGTAAGTCACGTAAGATTTCACGGTCAACCTCAGCAGCGATTTGCTCAGACAATAACGCAGTTAATTCAGCCTCAGCATCAATGTTGTGGAATGCACTAACGTCTTGTGCTAATTCTGGAGACCAAGAAGCTCTTAATTTTCTTTCAGTTACAGAAACTGTTACTGATTCTAAATCGAAAGATACTTCACCAATTTGGTCTTCAAATTCTAAAGAAGCGTAACGACGGTAAGTTACTGTGAAATCACCTTTAGCTAAAGTAGAACCTGTAACTGTGTAGTTAGAGAAACCTGAAGTAGATGAGTAAGATTGTAAATCTACATTTAAGTAGATGAAACCATCTGCGTCACATACGTTATAGTATGAACCTGTTGTACCTGCAGTTTTAGCACCATATTCAACGATACCTTTACCATATTTGTTTGTTACAACGTTGAATGGTAATGCTGTTGTTGGTAAACCTGTTTGTGTAACTGTGATTTGTAAAGAAGCTAAGAATTCTTCTGTATCCATTTCTTGTCCGTTAGCACCGATTAATTTACCTGCACCACCTGAAGTGAAACCTGTAACCTTTAAGATTACGCTAGATACTGAAGTACCAGTTGCGATTGCGTTTTGAACTGAAGCAACACCGTCAGAGAACGTGTATAAATCAGCAACACCTGCAGTGATAACATCAAAACCACCTTTTGAATAATCAAAAAGACCTTGGTCGTTAGCATCAGACGCTTCGTAGAAACGGTCGTAAAGATTTTTAGCACCTGTATCGTATCCGTCAGTTGCAGTGTTATTTGATGTTACACCATTTGGTCCAGAATATGGAGAAAGGTGATTATCACTATTATCTCTTTCCTGAATTTTAGGAATGAAATAGAATAATTTACCGATAGGTAAGTTCATTGCTTGAACTGAAACGATATCGTTCGCTAATAATTTAGAGAACACACGACGAATGATAGGGAATACCACTGTCTCGAATGAACCTGAAGCGTCAGAAACTGCTGCTTCGTTGATTAAATAAGACGCTTGGTTTTCATACAATTGCGCGATGTTATCTTTTTGGTGACCGTCTAATCCTTCTAAGAATCCTAAGTCATCCCATTTTTTAATAGTATCTTCTTTGATAACACGAAGGTGCTTAAGACCGATGTTACCAACCATACCTGATTCTAATAATGCTCCCATTTTTTAGTTTTTGTTTTTTGGTTTAATTTAATTTATTATTTTATTTTTGACATCAAATCCTTCATTCTTGTAAATTGTGGATTCTCGTACGCTTTTGATTCCGCTAACATTTCTTTAGAAGAAGATGATGTTGGAGTCTTAGAGATTGTATTCGCCACTGATTCTGTTACGGGCTTTTTAGTCTCTAATTCATTTTTTATTGTGTTGAACAATGCTTTTGATTCGTTCATGTTTGATACAGAATCAAATCTTTTTAAGATGCTCAATTTTTCTTGTTTTGTTGTTGAATGTTCTGTGAACAAACGAGTAGAATATGCTAAACTAGCATTGAATACAGCAACTTCATTAAGTTTTTCTTTGAATAAAACTAAGGCTTTTTTGTATTCACCGTTTTGTTTTTTCAATTTCTCAACTTCTTCGTTGATTTGTCCTGAACCTGCTTTGTATTTTGTTTTACTATCTAAACCAGCTCTGTCTTGGCCACCTTTGTTGCCATGTACATTAGATTTAGTTCTTGCAGCTTCTTCCATTTCTTCTTCGTGAGCTTGCTCTTCCATTTCTTCCTCTTCCTCTTCTTCGTCTAATTCGATTTCATAAATCGCTTCTTCGTCTGAAGATTCTGCAGGCATACCGTCGATTTCATCCATGTTCCATGATTCTTCGTCTAAGTCTCCCATTTCATCATCACCATCAAGTTTGATGATATAGTCGTCTTCTCCATCACTAAATTGAACGCTATCTCCGTCTTTTTTTACGATGATACCATCTTCAGGTTTCATAGCTTTGAATACTTTCATAACTTCTTCATCAGAAGCACCTGTCATATCCATTGCATCTTCTTCATCTTCAAAAGGATTTTCATCTTCTTCACTTTCTGAGGAGAACTCATTGTCCATCTCATCTTCTGAATCTAAATCTTCACCTTCTTCAGAATCTAATCCATCGATTCCTTTGCTTGGCTCTTCGTTATCAAGGTCTGTATCAAGTTCAGAGTCCATAGCACCGTCTGCGGCACCTTCTTCGTCTGACATCTCATCTGATTCCTCTTCTTCAGGTGTTGGTTGCTCAGCAACTTCTTCCTCTTCTTCTAAACTTTCTTTAAGCAAGTCATTTAGTTCTTGTTTCATTGTTGAAGCAAGTATACCCTTTGCATTTTGCTTTACTGCTTCTTCAAGTGTTTGTACTTGAAGTAACGCTTGTTCTAAAATTGATTTTTCAGTCATTTTTTTGTTTTATTATCTTATAAATACTTTGTTATTATTAAAAAATCTGTTTTTAACGGTGTCTAATCAAAATAAAAGTTATCTTTTTGATAAAAAGTTATCAAGATTACCCATTAATTTTTTCATTCTATCACCAAGTTCAGGTTTCTCTTGTATTGATTCTTGATATTGGTCTCTATCTGATGGGTCACCAAATACATAAGCACCAGGTGTTGACGGTGATGATACTAAATCAAAACACACAAGCTCAAAGTCCTCTTGTACAATGTTTTGACCTCTCTCACTTTTTAATGAACCAACGCCACGTGATGAAATACCTAAAGTTGCACCGTTCATGATTAACATAGCTGCTTGGTCACCTTTAGTAGATACAATACCCATCTTCTTCCAACCTGGTGAAGTGAATAATTTTATTTTACCCATCAATATTTTTCCATCCCACCACGTTTCAAGAATTGAATGTGATACTCTATCTAAATCGATAAGAGAAGAAGATGGGTGATTTAACTCATTAAGAGCACCACCTTTTTTAATAAGAGTTTGGTATTTGTCGTTTTCTCTTTTAAGAAGAGCTTCGGGATAGATTCTCCCGTTTTTGTTTGGAGTGTCGTATTTCTGTAAAACAGCATAAAGGATAAGGTCTTGTGAAAAGTCCATATCCTTCATTTCCGATATAATTTTTTTGTTGTCATCAGGAGACACGTGACCTGCGTCGTATTCAATAAGAATACCTTTTCCTGTTTCATTCGGACCTAATATCTTCATTTATAGTTTTTACTATAAATACATCGATAATTAAGTTATTTCTTCGATTTGTTAAAATTGTATAAATTTTTGTTAGTTAGACCATCGTCAACAATTCCCTCAATAATAGATTTAATTGAATTTTTAATATCTTTAGATTTAATATCAAATTGATTCTCAACAAATAGAGTCACCTCTAAATTCATAAAGGACCGTTTTTCTAATTTTATTCCTTTAGTTCTAATATCTAAATCGACAATTGATTGAGGTTTAAAGTTAGTGTTTCTTAAACCGTAAATGAAGTCTTTTATTTTTCTTCTGGATTTTAAAATGGACGAATCGAAATCGTCGCTATCGTTATTGGGTTGTACCCACGAATTTAATTTTAAATAAATTGTTTTTAAATTTTTGTAATCAACGGTACCATAACCGATTTTTACATTATTGTATTCCCCTAATGGGATATACTTTCCTATTTTCATTAATTAATCATATTATATAATTTTTATGGTGTATTCAAAATATAAAATAAAAAAGTTAAAAAACCAAAAAAATATATTTATATTTGTAATATAAATTTAATTAAGATGATAATAGTTGATTTAAGTAAAGAAAAAAGTATTGAGAGTGCTTTAAGGACTTACAAGAGTAAAGTTTTAAAAGTAAAACAGGTTCAAAAATTAAGGGAGAGACAAGAATTCACGAAACCTTCGGTTACCAAGAGAAAAGAGAAATTAAAAGCAGTCTACATACAAAACAAAAAAAATGGTCTTGATTAAACAAGACCATTTTTTAATTGCACCAATCGGTAATAGTTAAATTTGGATGGCTTCATTTCGTTAACTTCATCCTTTACCTTTGTTAACTTATTAGATAAATCAACATCTTTAGATTCGCTTAGGATTGTTCCTACTTGACCTAATATGGATTCTTTTAAATCCCCCACCTTTATTTCAAGGTCTTCATCCGTTAATGATAAAATACCTTGTAATTCTTTCTTTTGTGATTCGTTTAATGAGTTATTATATAATACGTTAAAATTATTTGCTAAAACTGCATATAGAAGATTTTCGTTTTCTACTAATTGTGTGTCTTCTTTTTTTACTTCTTGTTGTTTTTTAGTTGTTAAATGTTCTACTAATTTTTTCTTTGCTATAATTTTCTTGTCTACGTTGCTTAAATTTTCTTCTTGTACTAATAAATCTAAATAAGAATACAATTCATTTTCGTTAATTTCTACGTCTTTTAATTTTGTATTTAAATTTTTACTGAAACTTGCGATTTTATCTGACTTGTCTTTTAAGACTGATTTGATTTCTTCTACATACAGTTTAGCAATTTCTTTATCATCGAAGTATTTGTTTTCGATTTCCTCATAAAACAAGTACATCTCTTTGAAGTCTTTGTTTTCTTTTATTGTGTTTAAAATATCTTTAACTTCCTCCTTATTCTTATTGGAATAAGATTCTGTTAATTTTTTTAATATCTTAGTTTTTAAAACCCCGAATTTGTTCATTTTTAATCGTTTAGTATATCTGTTATTTTTGTTTCTATTTCATAAATATTACGTTGTGCTTTCTCCATATCAAATAAGATATTAAAATCTTCTTTTTCTTCACCTAACATACCTAATATTTTTGATTTTCTTGATGTTGATTCACTTAACGGTCCTTCACCTCCGGCAGGTGCTTCAGGCATTGCAGGTGCGCCTCCGCCTCCACCCATGTCCATACCACCACCTAAGGCTCCTTCAGCACCGGCTTCACCACCCGCAGCGGCAGCTTCAGCTTTCTCTCTCTCTTCTTCAGGAATACCATACTTAGCATCCACACCATCAAATACGCCTGAACGTCTAATTATCAATTGGGTATTCTGTAGCTCAAAGCCCATTGCTCTTTCAAGACGTTGTTGTTGTAAATCAAGAACAACCTCAGCATCACTTAAACCAAGAATGTTTTTCTTAGCCCAAGTGTGGGACACTGGTAAGATACCCATTTGAGACTGGTCAGATGTCGCATCTTTATAAAGAGTAATTTTTTCTTTCCACTGTTCGATTTTTAATAAATCAGATTGCGCTGATGGATTTGTTAACGATAAGGAGAAATTATTTAACTCATCCTCTAAACCTAACAAGTATAGGTGGATTAATGCTATCTTATTTAACTCTTGGATAACGGATTTTTGTATTCTATTAATTGTGCGAGCAAAACGAATATCCATTAACGCTAAACTTTTACCTTCACCCACAACTTCCTCAAAGCCTAAGAACGCTTTTGGTATACGTAAAGCCGCAAGTAATTTCTTTTGGATATACTCAATATCTGCAATCTCACCTAAGTTCTGAGCTCCTGGTAATGTTTCAATAGGACTACTTTGTGCCGGGTCACGTACAGGGATAAAATAATCTTGGTCAACTGACATTTGATTATATCTCATATCCACCTGACCGTTACGTGGGTCTGATACTTGGTCTCTTTTAAATTTGTTTGCAACACGTTGTACGTATGGTTCAATATCCTTATCGTCCATATTACCAACAAACACCTTAAACACACGTCTTTCAGGTGCTCTTGATGTTCTGTAAATTAACATTGCATCTTCAGCAAGTAATAATTGTTTCCAAATACGTCTAATTTTGTCTAACATAGAAGTACCGTATGGTAATTTTCTATCGTCACCCAATATTCTAAAGTGAGCAACTTCCCATGCTTGGAATTCCATGTCTTTATTTTTCCAATGAAATCTTAATTCACGAGATGGTAATTTCGTATCTCTATTTTGACCGTTACCCTTTTGTGGTGCACCCTCAAGTCTCTCAATTTCAATATTTGGTAATTGTTGACAACCAATAACGCCCCTTTCTGGGTCAATCTTCATATACACAAAATTGTCCCCATATTTACAGAGACCTCTTGTCCACATTTGAAGATTTGTGTTAACATCTAAAACATTATTAAATAAATCTTCAAGAATACTTTTTACTCTATTTGATTCTGAAAAAATTGTAAGTATTTCACCCTTTTCAGACATTGTTGTCGATTCCTCAGCATATATATCTAAGGCTGCCGAAATTTCAGGAGTGTATTCCATTGATTCATAATCATAATATGCCGCCAATCTATTTGGTTCATAATATACTGATTGATTATAAAGTGATTGGTCTAATTTGGTCCATTTGTCGGAAATATACGAACTTTGTTGTGCTTGAAGTAACGCCTTTTCATATTCTTCTTTACTGTCCGTTTTTAATAATTCGTCTTTTGAGAAATTAAATGACGGTGTTTGTTCGGGTCTCACTTGTCCCGGATACCCAAACACTTTTGTTAATCTCTGAAAAACTGTTAGATTTTGCTCTGCCATGTATATAAATACTTTTCTTTCTAATATAAACTAAAATATTAATAATTGGAATATTATTTTCTTCCACCACCAAATAACCAAGAATACTCTTGATAAGCCTCTCTTGGAACGTTTTGGTTATTGATACCAACTTGTCTGTTATTATTGTCCATTCCCATCGTCCCTATTTGGTCAA